TGTATGTCCTTTATGTACCAGTTTCTGTGCAATTCAGAGCCTAGACACAACTCTGTAATGTCACCCAATACTACATCATTTTTTATCTCTAGGCTAGACATAGACATAGACATAATTATTTAATGTCAACCACTAATGCAAAGTCTAGAATTCTTAGTTCACCAACCACGTCATAATCGTTGTTAGAGCTAGATGTTGTAGTAAACTGCAAAGAGATAGCTTTGGCTCTGTGTGGTATCGGAATATCAATTGGTCTGGTCTGGTCACCACTAATACCGGTGGTTGAAGAAAAGCTATCTGCTTCAGGACGGACTGTTGTAGACTGTAAGTTATTATTGTCTTGGTCAAAGACTGTAATTGTAAAATCGGCTGTTCCTACAGCCCGAACAATAAGCCGTTTAAACATCTTGTACTGGTCTGGTGTGTTCAAACTGAGTAAAGGTGTACGGATGCTCATATCAGCTTGGGCTGGTTTAGAACCTCTAGTTAAGTCCTGACCATCACCTGTACCGTTTCCCCATGTACCAACTTGTAAAGCAGAAATCTGCGCGCTTGTATCTGGTCTCGCAAAGAAAGAAGCACAAGAAATGTTTGTAAGAGGTGAGAAAGAGAAAGACCTGAAACCCCCACGACCAACACCGGGTTCGTATGTAAATGTCAAACGGTCAAATGTTTCGTTAGTGCCGGTGAAGGTAGTAAAGTCGCGAGGAAAGAAAACATGATACTGTCCTATTTCACCATCCCAAACGGCATGAGGTTCTTGTCTTTCTCCTGTAGTAGGGCAAGACTGTACAGCTTCCTGAAACTTATCTTGTATCTCCCTAGATAACATAATCGTTTCAAGTGTAAGTCCTGAAGCCGCACGTCTCAGACTGTGAATACCAAAACGACTACAGAAGAATACGTCTGTACCTACGTTTACCGCTGTGTTTCTTCCGAAGATACCGATTGGCACTCTGAAATCTCTGGCGATTTGCCACTGATTGATGTTGGTATCCGCGAGGTAAACCAGAGTTTCGTTCTGACCGAAGATAACCAGCTTGTCTCCTTCAAGAACTGCCAAACCTTTAATGACATCATTACTGGAAAACTGGTTCTTAACGTCCAGTATGAGGCCGTCTGTGGCGGCAGGAGTTGTGCCGCTCGATGTATTAGTACGCCAATCATCAAAACTATCCTGTACACTAATGTGGATTTCCGTAGGTTTATTAGGTATCCCTGCGACAGCCAGTCTGTTTAATATGTTGACGGCGTGACCCCCATCTGGGTAACGACCAAGAGAACTTGCATTAGTTGTAGTAGCGGATTGGTAAGCAGTACCATCCCAATATTTTGGAACGTGTCCTTCCATAAAAGAGAATTGTTTCTGGTCAAAGTTAACAATACTTATAGGTGTTATAGCCGCTGTAGAAGCGGTGAATGCTCCGTTAAAAATAACATTGTTCGGTGAACGAATATCAATATCGGTGCCATCATATTCGTACTCAACAATGTACTCAGACCCAAAATGAGCAATGTTATAGATTTTAGTTGTACCTTGACCTGTATTGTCTACACCGGGTCCTCGTACAATCTGGCCACGAAAATCTACATACGCCCCATCTAAATCTACAAAAAACCTTTCGGACATGTTTGTAGGACTGGTAACTGTGTCCAAACCTATGAAACGATTGAAAGGAAATAAACGCCTAGCCATTAGGTGTACTCGTTAATCTCAACCTCTAGATTACCTTGAATATTAATCACGGAACCTAACCAGTTGTTTAGGGTGTTTAGGTAAATAGAGTTCTTCAACTGTATCAAGCCGGTGTTATTTGTATCGATGTCATCTACGGAATAATATGCTTTGAGACCTTCAATCACGACTTCATCATCTATGGCTCGACTGTCTCCGATAGCCTGATATCTTTTTAACCTGACCTTATACGGATGTTTAACCGCTACATTCGACACAGTGGTATCAGCATCGTCTGCAAGTAAATACGTGCCGCTTACAACAGAACCGCCAGATGTTTTAGGTTTTACCACAAAAGAATACAAATCAGAGTTGCTGTGACCAGCACCTATTATTTTAACAGGAGTGTAAGTTCCAAACGTCACTGTCCCAGAAGAAACTGTTAGTTCATTAGAGCCAGAGGTCATAGAACCAGTCTGATCATCATAAGCGTTATCTAGTAAATCAAGGAATGTGGGATGCCGGTTGATGTCTGCTACAATACGGTTTGCATAGTTTATAAACTTTTTTTCTTCTAATGCCCTCAAGACAGCGGGACTAGCCTCACCATTTTCTTTGAGCATATCATCAACCAACTCAGAGAGTGTCGAGAATTGACCGGTGCCAGAACCAGAGGGATTAAAGCTAGACATGTTAACCTACCACAACTTCTTGAATACGTCCCTGTCTGTAAAAAACATGCTTGCGAATAAAGTCTGCTACGTCAGGTTCAACAGCAACCTTGCCTTGTTCAAACCGCACTTTATGGGGTCCAGCATCTACATCAATGTTGGTTCGCCCATTGAACTGGAAAAATATCAGGTCTGAGTTTGATTTTTTTGCTTCTTGAAGTTCAACCAACTTAGGGTCATCTTTCATCGAAACCACGCGACCATCTACGGTTACTGCATCCTTCTCCATAAAGATGTGGTCTTTGCGATATAAATGATGTCGTTGTATCTGTTCTGCTAGTTTTGCATCAACAGAAAGCGCACCACTTTCAAACTTATAAATCTTACCGTCTATACTAATTTCCATATTCGGACGTTTGGCATAAAACTTCACCTTTTTCGCTGGCATTACTGTCTCCTGTCTAAGTAAAAGAACCGCCTACAGAATAATCTCTATAGGCGGTTCTGTCTAGATTTTACTGTTAATCCGTGTCTGGATTAAGATGTAGCATTCCAGCCAGTGATGACAGCGTGTGTCTTTTCCTGAAGAATTTCCAGACCAGCTTCGGTCAGGTATTCATCGATCACGCCATCTACGCCGTTACCCTGACGGTCCTTCAGAAGCTGTGTATCATCTACATAGCGGTAGCGAAGGTCCTTTGTATCAAGGATAATTGCGTCTTTTTCAGCACCGGGGATTTGACGGAACATTGGGTGGGTCTTCACCTGAAGAGTTCCAGCAAAAGTATTATAGGTGGTGAAAGTCACACCGTAGGCATCACCAGTACCAGTAGAGTTAATCTGGTAACGGTTCTTTGCCAGCTTCTGGAGATGGTCTGCCACCTTCCAGCCGGTCAGCATTAGCTTTTCGGATGAACCGAAAGCAAAGGCTTTTTCTGCTAGGAAAGCGTCAAACTCAGCTTCAGTAAGCACACCAGCGTTTGCATTGGCGGCGGCGTCTTCTACGTTAGTAGTGATGGAGTTCATCAAGCCGTCAGTGTAACGCTCTGGTTTACCAGCGGAACCGGTGATGATGTCTTTCTTACCGAAAATCATCGCACGTTCCATACCAACCATATGCTCTTTCAAAGCATCGCGAGACTTCTCAAGGTACTGGTCACCAGTACGGAAGTTCGTGTGCATCGCAGTACGTGTGATGCTGTATGGTGTACGGAAAATTTGGCAGAAGTTTTCGGTGCTTGCAGCATCGTAAGAGATGCTGTCTGGGACATCCGCGCCTTCAGCGTTTGCATTACCAATCATGAAGAAGATGTCATTAGCAGTAACAGATGCACCAGTACCACCATTACCAACACCGCGAGTTACGGTCAGGGTAGTGGTTGATGGCTTGCCAGTTACCTTGATAACTTCGCCAGTATTGAAGTTTCTCATCAGCATACCAATGCGGATGAAAGTCAAATCAGCCGCCGCAGTTGCAGTTAGAGTAGTGGCAGAAGCAGTAGCTGTACCAGAGTGGGTGAACCTAAAGTCCGGTAAATCCTTACGGAAGTTGTGGAATTCAGGGTCATCAGTTGCTTCGGAAGGAAGCATCGAGAGAATTGCCGTCAGTGGGGCCGAACCATTCGGCTCCAGCATCAGGTACTTCTCACGATAGTTTTCAGGGCGATGGTCAGCGGGAAAAGACCCGGTGCCACGCATACCGAGAGTAGCCATAGTAATTACCTCATATAGCCAGAGTTAAAAGGGGTTCGCCTCTCTGATTGCTCCGCTAGGTAATTGTTAGGCTAGTTTCCGCTCGGTCTTGGCCGACACAACGCCGTTTGGTTGGCATTCATCAAAGTCAAGTACATAATAATATAGACACAGACACAAATCAACTATTTATGTCTGTGTCTGTGTCTAATTTACAATAGGTGATTTGTAAGCTGTTCTACGTTTTCTATTTCGTAAACGCTTCCAATCAAACCATTTGCGTTTTCGCACTACTAAAGAAGGTCAAGCATCTGGTCATTAAAGCTACGATTTGGTGCGGCTTGACCCGGTTCGTCCGAACCACGACTAGCCACAGTCTCACCACCAGCCCGTGCAATATCTTTTTCGACCTGTTGCTTCATCTGCGCTTGTTCTGTCGCACTACGATTACCGCTTGCAATTGCATGATAATCACGAATTGATTTGTCCATAGCAGTAGGGTTCATTGCGATTGCACTCTTATATCCGGGGAACATCTGCTCTTGCATCTCTACAAAAGAGACAAAATCGTTGAAGGTCTGCTCATCATCAATGCCAAGTTCTTGAGCGGTGGCGGCGGCTTGAGCATCAACAAGGGTTTGCTGTGATTGCATAGCCGCTTGCTGTTGTTGTTGCTTGAACATGTTAACATCTTCTATCAAAGTTGGCAGAATTGTGGCCGCTTGTTCTATAGCAGTAGAATATTTGAAGATGTTTGCCATCGACTTAAATGCCGCATCAGTTGGCTGAAGACCGTTTTCTTCAAAAAATTCTTGAGCCGCTTGTGTGGCTTGCTCATCAGACTGCACGTTCTTTTGCATAACGCGAGGGTCAGAATTAGCTTCTGCTACGGCAGGACTTTCAGCGGGTGTAGCATTTGCTTGACCTTGCTGTTGTGCCTGAAGCATCTGTAGCATACCTTCACCCATAGCATTAGCTATTTGATTAGGGTCTGTGATGCCGGTTTGCTCTTGCACACGTCTGGCAAGTTCCATGATTGGGCCATACTTGCTGTCCATACTCTTGAACTGCTGGAGCATAGTAATAGCTTTTTCTTCAGGTATCTCTTCTTCCTGACCGCGATACTTAATCTTGAGCATACGAGAGATAGCATCTGGCTCTACATCACCCATATCTTGAGCGTTTGCATCACCGGCCTCTGCGCCAGCCCTTGGGTCAGGGTTGTTTGTCACTTCAAAATCAAAATCTACAGGCATTCTATCGTTAGCCTGTAATCGTTCTGCCGCTGAAAAACCAGATTTATCAGGGTTAGCTTCTGCCTCTGTCTGTGGGGTAGGGGCGTTTGCTGGCGGGTTTGCCGCCTGTGCAGGGTCAGTGATTGCCCCAGAGCCGGGGTTCTTCTGTGCGGTAACTTCCGCTTCTGTCTTATTCTCAGCCATCGTTTTCAAACCTTTCAATTTCCTCTTGCGTCTGTGCTTCCTGTATCATTCTTTCTGGAAGCTCTAACGCAGTGCGAAATGCTGACATTAACGAAGCACATACTCGTAACTGGTCGGCTTCAGCCGATGCATTACTAATCAGTGCCAACTCAACCCTTTCATACTCGGCTTCTAACCGAGACCTGTAAGTCTGCCAAAAGTAATTTTTTTCTAACCTTTGAAATCCTTTTGTGAGTTCTTCACTCTTAACTTCCTTTGCCAATTTTTATCCTCTGTCTTTTTCTTCGTCTGACTACCGGTATGTCACAACAACAAGTCCGTGTTTTTCGCACACGTCTATAACTCTCTGGCCTGTTCTCAGAGTTGCCAGATATGGTGGATGTCATTCCTGAGTAAGCCTTCATCGAACTCTCGGCGTAAGTGGTTGAGGCTGATTAGGAACCACACCCGGCTGACCCATTTCTTGAACGGCTTGTCCCATCGGAACCAGATTTCCAGCTTGAAGTTGTTGCATAATCTGTTCATCAGGAACCACCTCACTAGGTTGTTTCTTCCAGTTCTCTACATCTGTAAAACCAAAGCTCTCAATCAATCGTTCTACAAACATATCCATGTCATAGTTTTGAGCGGCCCCTGTTTCAGAGAGAACACGAATAGCCCTTATTAAATTTTCTGAATTTTCTTCAGGTGATTGTGGGAGCGTCCCGTCTACAACCACATAATCAAAGTCACCAAGAATATCACTACGACTATATTTAGTATCACCTAACGGATTATCATTGGTGCTTTCTTCTGGAATAGAAACCATGCCGCCATCAACCTCAAAGAACTGAAGGTTTGATATCATCTGACGCACAAGAGGTCTGATAGTAGTGCTAGACAAAAGACGTGCTTGCATACCAAGTCTCTGTTGTCCTAGAGCCGTAAGACGTGCAATCTCTGTAGCAGTTCGCTGTGTCTCGGCCTGAATACCTTGCGCGGTATCTGATGCGGCGGCAACTCTTTGCATAAGTTGGCCAGCCGTGTCTAAATCTGCAAAGTAGTTCCGTGTAGCGTCTGGAACCTGAAGAGGTAAGATAGCATCGCCGGGGTTTGCACCGGGTAGTGTACGAACTAGTCGTGCGGCATTCGGGTCAAGGATATCCTTTATGTTCACTCGATTTGGATCAACAACTAAACGGTTTTGTACAATACTCTGTACATTCTCCACACGGGTCCGAAGGAGCCAGTCTTGATACCTTTGTAAAGGCATAAGCAAGTCATATAAAGAAGACGCAAAAGTTTTGTGTGCATCATACTGACCCTCGCCGTGAATAATAGGAATGCTATCATGTGGGTAAGGTGAAACATCAAACTGAACCACCACGTTTTCATCCACCACAACGATGCGATACAAACCAAACGGTGCTGGAATATCCAGACGGCGTGGGTCCATAAAAACATAAAGAGTGTTGAGAACGTGTGCGGTTCCAAGTCCAAAGTAGTTCTTATAGTCTGTTCCGTAATTACCGTAGAGTGTGGGGTCCACGCTTTGTTCACGGATGGTGTCTTTTAGAAACTGATTAGAGGTCCAAGCAAGAGAAGGTCTCTGGTCAGCTATGCGTTCAAGGTTGTCATAATGACCCCGTCTGTACAGAGCCGTTAAGCTGGCCCATGTTCTGTAGCCTATAAAATCTGCTTCGTGTCTGTTCTGTGCGGTGACACGCGGGTCAGGAAAATAAGCCCAAGGGTCAATGTTGACAGGTACATTACCGTCCTTGCCATAAAAGTTTGCGACAGGTGCCATACCATAACGATTGTTGTCCAAGAAGATTTGGTACAACCGCTGTTCGTATCCAACCCGCCTCATATTGTGGTGAAGCCGCTGTTCTAAAATCCTTGCGGATTTACGGCTAGTATCTCGGCTTGTGGGTTCAATTCGGAACGGAGGTGCGCCACCAAAAATAGCTAGGTTATATGTACATATAGTATCACTGATTGACCGAGAGTATGGTGTTTTAATCTGGTCAATTATTCTACCACTAGAATAGTTTTGTCTGCTTTTTCTCTTACTATCATCAATTACTCTAGAGGGAACGAAGATATCGTGTGTGACTTCTGCATCTTTCCAATAATCATATCGCTTAGACATCCGGTCATAACTCAAATCAAAATGAGCGTGGACATAATCAATTAATTTTTTCTCTGTTTCCTTATCCAGAAACTTAGCCGCATTCTCACGTTCAACCAAAGCACTACCAACGAAATCCGCGCCAGTCGGTACTTCTGAAGATACCACCATAACGGGTTCCCGAACATCGGCCATGCTCTCCATCGCGTCAGGTTCTGGATTAGCCAATCTATCATATTCGGCGGCAACAACTGCATCGTTAATCATATCCCTACGAATATCACTTCGCGCATTCTGTAGGGCCTCTACTGGGTCTACTTTAGGTCCTAAATCGTTGGGACCGGCTTCTTGCATACGCTGGGTAGCTACGTTATCTGAAATCGTATCTGTTGATTGTACAAGAGAATTGACCCCAGACTGGTCGCCTTTACCACGGTTATCGTGTGCCATGTCTAAACCTTTAAATTTCTACGTGGGGCAAAGTGTGTCTGGTCACTCTTCGCCATGATAGCCAAGCCTTGCTTCACTTTGCCCTTGGGCTTTACTCTAGGACGAACAGGTTGTTGAATTTTTTTCATGCTCTTTTCTTCTTTTTCTTTGCCTTTTTCTTGCCCCTATTAAGAACATCAAAGTCCGCCTTAGTGATTTTATTGCGAGGCGGAGCTATCCGAGCGAGCTTCTTTTGTTTTGCAGAATAAGGCATAGCGTTCTCCAGACACAGACATAGACACGATATTACAATAAAATAAAGTATATGGCTACCCCTGTACATAGGTGGTCCATAACTTTACAACTCACCAATACCCCTGACGTTATTCAAGTCCACGTCTGCAAATGCTTGGGCCGTCATCATGGGCATTGCAGAAGCGGCTAGAAACAAAGCAGTCACTGTATCATCATGGAAACCGCGTGGAGCCTCATATCTAATTCTTCCTGTTGGAGTAATGGTGTATGTATAGGCTTCAAGTTCAGCCCACATAGTTGAAGTGTCATGACTTGGGTCAAGGCTCTGACCGGGCAAAGGTATCTGCACACAACCCTCTTCAATAAGAAGCATCAAGTTTTGAACCATCTGGGTCTTCCTATCGTTAGTAAACTTAACCGGCTCAATCACCAGCCCTTTACTTACAAGGTTTTCATAGATAGGGTCACCAACACCTGTAGCATCCAGTACCACCTTGCCCCTGTACCTAGAGCAAAAATGTTCTATGCGTTGGCTTATAATCGTCCAATCAAGCTGATTAAACCTGTCGTAACCGATAACATTGTTGGAATTGTCTAGGGCTACCAGACATGTAAAGTCTGTATGCTTCGCCAAGTCTATGCCTACGCGGCAGTTGTCTGCCTGTGGTATAAGTTCAAGACCATCACTTCTAGACCGCATCTGGTCAAGACCGCGAAACACCGCGCCACCAGTGTCCATGAACTCTGCTTCAAATTCCTGACGAAACATATCGGCTGGCAGTTCATCTTTGAGCCGGTCCAGTTCTTCTGGTGGTATGAAGGGGTTCGTCTTGGTGGGAAACCGGTAACTCTTCCACGGATTTGGCTTACCGTCTTCTGTCTCTGGCTGAAGTCCGCGTAAAAAGAACTTATGAAAAGCATTTTTACCTTTGGGCGTTCCCATAATCCAAGCCCAACCCGCCCTGTCTAGCAACATCGCCGCTACGGGACCAGACCAAACTTCGTCTAAGTCAGATATGAAGCCAGCCTCATTGAGAATAACGCCGTCATACTGTCCACCACGTAGGTTATCTGGCTGGTCCGCAGAAAAGAATGTAACCTTATCGCCGTTTATCAGGCGCACTTCCATTGGTGGGGTCTCTACAACCTTCTTTATAAGTCCACCACTTTCAGCAAAGGAACGAAACACCCGGAAACTCTCTTTGCCCTGTGGATTGTAGACAGGGTTTAGCCACGCATACATCTTACCGCCCCGGCTACTTGTATGTGTAAGGCTGTGTGAAAGTATTTTGATAGAAGCTAGGTGGTCTTTGCCCCAGCGTCTACCGCAAACCATAGTGATAAAGCGGTGAGGGTCTTCTAATACTAGCTGTTGTGTATGATGGGCTTCAAAAGTTATCTCAGTTGTCATTATGGTCCACTATATCTGGCCGATTAAAAGAAATAGTGTTTACTTTCTCCGCTTGACCCCTGCGTACACCGTCTACAGAAGAGGTAATGTTCTCTAAATCCACACTAGGTCCGGTTTGATTTATAGTTATAGCTACTTTACCGGAGCCAAACTGGTTTTGTTCGCCTGACATTGTTACCGGGGCCTGATTAGGTAAGCCCTTCTGTAGTATTAGCTTGAATAATTGTAGCTGACCGTCTGTCATGGCCACATCTTCTGGCAACATAAGCTGAACAGTACCGTTTGAGCCGTAAACTCGCTCTGGATTTGCAGTCATAAACTTGACTAGTTTGTCAGCTACCTCTGGTAAGTGCTGATATATCCGGTCAATGAACTGTCTTTGGTTGCCGAGAAAGGTCGGATGCTGGAGCATCATGTCTTCTTTCTCAATCAAAGCCAATTCTTGCTCCAGTTGCACCGCGTTTCGCAAGTGTTTTGGAACCGGTTTATCTATTCTTCGCGCCATATGTCTAGACCCCTGTCCACATTATAATAAAAATAAAAAAATAATCACTGTTTTTCAAGCAATCTTTCCAAACACTCAAAAACTCATGCATGAGGTTACGGCGCACACGCAGATTTTTTGTAACTAAAACCGGGGGTCCGACAGTGTCTTGGCACAGTGGGCCGTGAGGGGTCAAAATTGACGGGGCAACGGTCTGGCAGACCGGCGGGTGGCCAGCAAAACTTCAGGCGGTGCGCGGGTTACAGCCTGTCTAAATTCAGACTGTGTCCGTCGTTGTGTCCGTCTGTCTGTGTGTCTGTGTGTCTAGAGCCTTTGCGTGTGTACAGTGGGTACAGAAGTTAAATTTACCGGTCCAGACGGTGGATTTTGGACTGCGCGGGTGGCGCATCCAACATTCGCTGATGTAATGGTGAAAGGTGCATGTTTTGCACAAAATCATCTTTTTTTGCACTTTACGTCATTTTAATGTTGATTATGTCTGTGTCTGCCCCCATATTAGGGGGGACAGGAATTTTTTGGAGATTTTACAGCACCTACAGGACACCGGCCTTGCAAGCCAACCCGCTCACACCCCTCGCACCTTCTTGGACGAGCTTTGATGGCAACAAATAAAATGGCAGTAGACCATGCTTATGCTGACAGGGGACAACGCAACCGAAAGGTAAAGTGATAGTGAGACTTCCAGACTGGGTTATGTCTGGCCAAAGCTGATAGTCGGATGTGTATCCGGCCTGATGAGGGCAAAAGCCTGAAATCAGCGACAGACACAGACAGCATGAATACGGGAGTTATTGACATGCACAATTTCAAACTTACAGCGCAACAGCGCACTGCACTGCTCACAGATATGCGGGCAAAAATGAAACAACAGCCCCACATTTTGGGTCTGGAATTCAAACTACACTTGGCCAGTAAAGCTGAGATTATTGAGGCGGCTGAAAAGCTGGGCTTGGATGCGGCCTCATATGGTACACCGGCGGGTGCAATTGCACCGGCTACATCAAAGCCCAAGCCTGTACAGGCACAGCCAATAGTGAAGGCACAAGCCGTTGCTGAAAAGCAGGGTTGGGGTGAATTGTCAGGGGTTGAGGAAAAAGCAGACGGTATTCTGCAACAGCCTTACACTGATTTACGTGGCAGTCTGGTTGGCATGGTCTCTGAAATTGAAGACCTCAAGGCTAAACTGGCCAGCCGTCCAGTCAGTAATGTTGTGTCTATGCCTGTTGCATCTGCACCGTCGATGGCCACACCAGATGTGAATGAACACGTCCAGCAACTAGAGCAAACCGGTACTGCAAAAGCAGACAAGATATTCAGGGGTCTGAAGGTAGACTGGGAAATCCCTGTATACAACGACACCCGCGCACCGGCTGTGGACCCGAATTATTCACCGGACAAAAGCATAGCACATGCGTTCCTGTCTATCGCAAGACAGAGCAAGCCACGTAATATGTTCTTCTTTGGGCCAGCTGGGACCGGTAAAACATCCATGCCCCGCTATTTTGCAGGGCAGACAGGGCGGTCATTCTGGCCTATCACTTTGTGTGATGACACCACTGTGGATGACTTCATTGGTGGGTTGCAGTCGCAGGGCGGTTCCACATACTGGTCAGACGGTGTGCTGATAAAGGCAATCAGACAGCCCCATGCTGTCATTCTGATTGATGAAGTGAGCCGTGCAAGGCCAGATGTTTTAGCTGGCCTAAATGGTCTGCTTGAGGACAGGCAATATGTCATCCCCACAACCGGTGAGATTATCCACTTTGCAGACGGTGTGCAGATTATTCTGGCAGATAATACAAATGGCCGTGGTGATGCATCAGGTCTGTATGCTGGAACTAAGCTGATGGATAGCAGTCTGCTAGACAGGTGCGCTATTCATCTGCGTTTTGGATACCCGCCAAAGTCTTTGGAAAGTCGTGTGTTACATCAGCGTTCTGCCGCGCCAAAAGCATTCTGTGACAAGGTTGTGGATTTCATGGCCATCTGTCGCAAGGCTCATGATAATGGCGAGGCACCAACGCTCAGTGTTTCGCTCAGACGTTCTACTGCACTCACAGGTCTCATTATGGACGGGTTGGACCCGAAAGATGCTGTGGAGATTACCATTGGCAACATGCTTGAAAGTGTGGACCAAGAGACCCTGAACCAGTTGTTTAACACCCATGTTAATCCTAATGAGTGGGCGGCACTGGCAAAAGGTGAGACATGGACAGAACCAACAGAAGAGAGTGATGCGGAACCCCGTGAAACTCCGACTGAAGGTGATGAAGATGAAATGCCTTTCAACTAAAAATCTGGCGGGGGCGGTTTTACTGCCCCTGCCAATCTCTGATAGTCGGATGTGCGTTCGGCCTGATGATTGGGAAACCATGAAATCAGAGACACAGACACAGACAGGAGCGTATGACATGAGAAATGTTATTGCACAAGATTTATCCCAAGCGGTTGATAATGCCATCAACACCAGTCTCAAAAACGTGCCAGATTTTGCTGAAGCATCTTGTTCAGTTACTTGGTCCGGTGGCGAGACAGCCGGTACACAGTGGCGTATTGACAAGATAGGAGAGGCAAAAATCCTACAATCTAAAATCAATATGCCTACCCTGCCAGCTAATGCATCACTGAGCCGCTATGAAGCAGACGTTATGACTGGTTTTGCTATTCATGAGATGGGCCACAATATCTGCACAGATATTGATGTGTGGAAAGAAGTTTGCGCGGCTGGCAAGACCCATGCCCAAATTATGAACAGCTTTGAGGACCCACGCATGGAACTTGACCTTTTACAAAGGGGTCACTTTGCCGGTGCCAAACACTGCTTAGAGTTACTCACAGAAAACTGTGTACGTAAATCTGTAGAAAACGGCTGGCACCCAGCTATCCCACGATGTCTGACATTCAGCATTAACACGCTGGCCTATGTTGAGATGTGCGGCTATGACATTCCATCTGCTGAAGGTCTACTTGAAAAAGCGGGGGACATGGCACCTCACATTCGCATGTGGGTAGACAAGTTGAAGCTATGTAAAACATCAGCAGATGTTTGGGCTTTGACGCAGGAATTCATTGCCTACTATCCAGCAAAGTCAAACACAGATGATGACGGCTCTGAGGTTGCATTCACTCAGCAAGACGGCTCTGTCCCTGCTGATACGTCAGACACAGACCAGTCAAACACAGACCAGTCAGACACAGACCAGTCAGACACAGACCAGTCAGACATAGACACAACCAACACACGATGGTCATCTGATAGTGCTGATGCTGATGTTGATACTGATGCTGATGTTGATACTGATGCTGATGCTGATGTTGATACTGATGCTGATGAGGAAACTCAACAATATCTTGAAGGTCTAAAAGGTCAGTCCAGTCCTGAAGCCTCAAACATTAATACTGTTGATGCTGATGATATTGACGCTATGGACCAGATGGACGCAGACAAGCTGGATAGTGTAGAGGACTTGGCTCAGTCTATTGCGGACCGTGACCCAGAAACACAAGGTCTTGGTGTCACAGACAGTCAGAGCATTATTGAAACCAGACTTGAAGGTAAGTCAATCAAGTCAGGTAAATCAAAAGCCACACAGATACGTGCGAGTTTGCCTAAAACTGTGGGTGCGGCCAAGCAACGTATTACACGCATGTTGACCAATCCAGACAGACGGGGCGAGTTACGTAACCGTGACAAAGGCCGGTTGGATACAGGCCGGTTGCACCGGTTGTCTACTGGTTCCAAAAATGTCTTCACTAAGACATGGAAGCGGTCCGGTTATAAAACAGCCGTTGGTGTTCTGATTGACAATTCTGGCAGTATGCATGGCCGTAACAACCATGACGCTGTGCGTCTGGGATACGTGTTAGGTGATGCAATGTCAGCGGCTAACATCAAGTTCTCTGTCGCTTCCTTCCCCGCTGTGATTGTCAGACGCAATCGCACCTATAAAGAGGAACGGGTTCATATCGCTGGTTCAGGTGTGAATAATAATAGAGTTGAGGTTGCATCTGATACAGCAAGTATGCGTGATAAAACCTTTCTACACCATAACCCCTATAACATAAATGTCAGTTCAAGATACTGCCGCAACGTGTCTACACTCAAGCCTTTCAACGTGCAGTGGTCAAAGTCAGACTACAACTTGTCCGCTTTGTATGGTCACGCAGGTGGTGGCACACCTATGACACAGGCTATATTCAGCATGGCCTCACAGATGCGGAACATGGACGAGGATAAGAAGGTAATCTTTGTTCTGACAGACGGGGGTTATGGTTCACCAGACCTTGCTCAAGTTGTGAAGCTGGCCAATCGCTGGGGCATCAAAGTCGTAAGCCTTGAAGTCTCATACCGGTCCGACATTCAATTTGCACAGTGTATGAACGCCAATGTGCATGGCACTTGTGTGAATGACATTCTGACGGACTTGGACAAGCTGGCTAATGAACTTGCCTAAACTTTTCACGGGGTCACTGCTTCGGTGGTGGCCCTTATCAAACAGACATGAAACAGGAGTAAAAAATGTCAGTACAATCAACATGGATTAATACAATTGAAGGTCCTGCGGAGATGGACCAAGCGTGTGTCATTAGTTATGCGGGGTTTGAACAGGCTGATGTACCAGACCATTTAGAGTTCAAGCAGGGTCATGAGACAAAAGTTTGTGTTGTCACAGAGGAATTGGTTGATGCCCTAGTCGAATGGGGATTTGTCAAAAGAGTTTAAACATTAAAGGGTCACCGCTTCGGTGGTGGCCCTTGCCACCTGACGAGGCCCGATGGTCTGGGCCGAAACGCATAGCGTAGTGGTAGACCCACAGACACAGACACAGACATAAAAAGGAAAAATCAAATGCCAAAGTTTAAGGTAACCGCCACGATGGATGTGGCATATGAGTTAGTTGTTGAAGCACCAAATGCGGATACAGCTTGGCAGATGGCAAAGCAAAACGACACTGATTGGGTCAAAACAGATGATGGTCACGAATGGACTATGGAAAATGTACATCCTGTAAATGAAGAGGAAATGACTAATGACTAACGTAAACAAACCGGCTGAACTGAACACACGCAACAGCATAACATTCTATGAACATCCTGTGCATGGCAGTGACGTGCCTGTACTGGTCAAAGTTTCTGGTAAGTATTACGACACCAGTTTCTATGACCCAGACGACAGCGACATGGAATATATCATAGACATGATTAATGAAATCAAAATAGGAGCGGGGAGCCATGAGCCAGTCAAATTCTAATCCTCAACTTGCAGTTCCCTATCTGGCTAAGACAGACGGGCGGTCACGTAAGTTTCCAAAAGGAACTAAGGTAATTGTCCTCTGGAGAGGCACGACAGACTATGGTGAGACTGTGCGTGTGGTAGATGAAAAGGAGTTCCTAAAGTGTATAGAGGACCAAGACAGACCTATACCACGCTCTGTTTTTCTACACCCAGACAGAATTAAAGATGTCACGGTGATTGGACAAGGTACTCAACACAACGTGTACTTTTATACCCATCATCTCAAAAACATGCGTCTGTTAACGGGTGGGCCAGAGAATAACGTCCCTGTTTTATTTTATGGCAAAATTAAAAATGAAACAGACAAGGCAATCCTGATAGACTTAGCAGACTTAATCGAACCTGAGTGGTTTGCTAAATCTACAATCATTCAACGTGGTAAGCTGACTGACCGTGAACAGCATGGTTTTGAAGCCCCGCTCTGGCTTCTGAAAAAGAAGGTGGGAGAGGTCAAGGCCAAGATGTTTTCGGACAGTCGCAGTGCGATAGAGAAGAGGCTAGTGACATGACAGTGGCCCCTTCAGTACCGGAAGCATTGCTTCGCAAAAGGTTTGCAAAAAAGCGCAAGCCGATGGGGTGGGTAGACCACTTCCCGATTGAAGACCCTAGACAGACACAGAACACTCTGTCACCGGCTCAGTTGCGGATAAGTCTACTGGCCCTAGACATGGAACCGGCAGAGTTACGTGCCTTATTTGGCGTAACAAACCAGACCATGAAGAACTGGTCTTCGGGCAGAACACCACTGCCCAAAGGCATCGCTGATTATCTCAGGCTCAAAGTTGCACAGCGTATCCGCGCCCTGTCTATCGGGACGGGTACGCCTGTGTCGCTTGAAGAAGATTTGCCAGACAAGGTCCCAAGCATGAAGGCTTTGGCGGCAATCGATGAGATACTCAAAACACTTCGTGCATATCTAAGTTCATAGAAAGGCAGACACAGACATGGAAAGTAAAACTGATTTCAATATCTGTCTAAATGACCATGACATCATGTGTCTACAGGCAATCATAGACCAGTGGTCAGATGGGGTCGGCTTTAGTGATGAAGCCGTGGCAAAAGCCAGATGTTTTGAAGAAGCATCTTGGAAATATTTATTACCCGCTGTTGCTGTCCGCATCAAACGGGAATTAGAACGTGCGCTGGACAGACCACAGACACACTTTGAATAATCAAAGGGCGGTATCCTTCGGGGTGCCGCCCTTTTTTTGTGCCTAATTTACGGGTGTGCCTTGCATGTCTATGTGGAACCCGCAGTCAGCACATGTGATACCGGAACATTCCATGTCAATGTCGGCGTCTGGATTGGCAGACAGTGTCGAGCCTGTGTCTGGGTCCATGACCACGTTCCAGTTCACACTCTCACATTCTGGACAGCCCATCAGGTAACGTCTTTTCAAAGTGCCAAAGTCTACTCGAACAATATCAGCCATCAAGACACCTCATCGAGTAGACATATCAGAACAGCCAACGCATCACTCTCATCATCATTTGCCACCCTGACATCAGGAAACTGACAGGTGACCGCCACTCTGACTTTGTCCTTCTTTGCAATACCGGAACCTGTCACATGCTTCTTCACTGTAGTCACGCCTATACCGCGATAGGGTATAGACATGTCTTCACAGACAGACATCAAGACACCACGCAGTTCCCCGTATATCTGAGCCGCATATGTCGCGCTGTGTCTCTCAACATTCTCAAAGGCCAGTTCAGTCACCGGACCTATTGCTTCAAAAAGTTTTTCGAGTTCGCGTCTGAGAGTTAATGCTCTCATACCACCGCCCATCATTCGGGCCTTGCTTGTATCTATAGAAGTGACTAACACTTCATCACCGGACTTCCAAGCAACACCACAGTGTGTCCCGATGTCCACGCCTACTTTAGTCATACTATTATATTCCCCAGATGTGTCTATGTCTGTGTCTAACATTACATATTCATTGTTTTTGTCTATGTCAAATTACACAGTCTGTCATTCTGCGCTGCTGAAAGATATGATGACGATGATGACGATAAAACCGCACAAAATTACCTGTCATACTTTTTTCTCTTGTTTGTTCTTTATTTGTTCTTATAATAAGACACTCGCGCATTAAATTAAAAATATATCGTCATCATCGTCATCATCTACCATTACATCTGGTAAACACTAGACATTACAGGCGGTTAGGTGATGACGATAAGCACCGGTTTATCGTCATCTTATCGTCATCAACCGTCATCAAAACAGACTGTGTACAGCGGATATGATGACAAATGATGACGAATGATGACGGTTGATGACGATAAAAAAACACAAGAACACTTGGAAAGGGGTTGCGTTATGTAATTACACCATTAAAATGACGATATAATAATGATGTTAAGAAAGGAATTGACAGATGGACCCGATACGAGATGCACTTATGAAGAAGTATTGCCTTCAATTATGTCACTACGAAATGGCTAAGTATGAAGGC